CGAGCAACACAGATAGGTTCATTTGCTGGTTTAAGAGCAGTTCCCCAACCTTCATATGGTGATTGACCTTTTGTTCTTTTAGCCGCATCTATTCCATCTTTTAATCCAAGTTCTAAAATACCATCAGTATTATTTGACGGATTTCTTCTTAGAAAATCCTCATCAATATATTCCTCTCTTTCATTTCCTTCTAACTTATCAACAGCCTTACCTATGTTATGACTTTTAGGAAATCCCGAACCATACAACCACATCACTTGGTCTCTAATCTCAAAACCAGCATCTTCTATATTTACAACCATTCTGTGATATGTTCTTGTTCCTCCGAATGATAAGATATGACCTCCTGGTTTTAGAACTCTATAAACCTCTTTCCAGAACTCTACAGATGGAACATCATAGTCCCACTTCTTATTCATAAATGATAAACCATATGGTGGGTCAGACACTATACTATCAATAGAATTATCTGGTAATTTTTTAAGCAACTCTATATTGTTGCCTTTCATTAATTTAATTTTCTTCATAATTAATCCTTATATTTTTTTAAGCCAACGCTTTATCTTTTCTATTGACCTTTGATGTGATATAGCAATAGTGTTTCTACTTATACTTATTTTCTTTTCACCATCAAGCGGAGTTATAGTAAGTTTCTTTTCAATCTTTCTATAAGATGACATTTCTTTTTCACAATTAACATCTTTTAAATCACCTAACCATCTATCATACCTATCCCATTTATAATAAAGTTTAAATAGTTCTCTATCAACTAAATCTAATTTATTATCAACTATCCATTTAATCTTTTCAAGTATTTCTAAATCTTCAAAACTAATTTCTGGGTCTATAACTTTATCAGCACAGATTTCATCAATAACTAAAAAATCACTATTCATTTCCTTACGCCATTTTTTATAAAACGGGCTTGTTCCGCTATGATATTGTTTCTTCAATATATTTATACACATATATATTAAATAATTATTGGCCCATGATGTTTTTATTCTTGCTTCTGGCATTTCAGCAAGTATTAAGAATAACTCCGATTTTAAATCTTCTCTTAATAACCTACCATTTGGTGAGTTAGTAATCTTAAATATAATATCATCAAGTAAAGGGTCTTTATATAAGATAGTTAAGATTTCATTTTTGCTGTGAGCCACTAACCTTTTTTATTTTTATATTGAAGGTGTCAAACCAAATATCTCTAAATTTTAATAAGTTAGACGCACATTCATAATCGCTTTTCCTTTCAGCAACTTTTATTAAATCATTAAATAAATTAAGTAGGATTTCATAAACATCTTTTAAAACTCGGCCTTCTTTTGCTAAATCATTTAGCATTATAATATCAGTTCGCATCATTAACCAAATAACATCAAATTCTCTTTGTTTAAAAAACCTACCTCTCTTTAATTTCTTTAATTGGTTAAATATTAAAACTAACTGAGAGTATAAGGCGATTTGTAAGTCACTTAAACTATCTAATTCATCAATAGCATAAACATCAAATGCATACATGTTGATAATGTCATTCCACTCTTTTTCATCACTCATATCTTAAAAGGTAATTTTTTGTCTCCGCCTATAACGAACGGAGTTTTATTCATATTCCTTTTTCCTAATTTCATCATAAACAAATATCTTGTAGCATCTATTGCGTGATTAAAAGCATCTATCGGTTTATTTGTTTTCATACCTGTTGTATCTTTAATCCACTGATAATTCTGTAATTCTTCTACGAGATTTTGACTTCTTCTTGTAACCATAAAAGTATATTCCTGCATTATAGAAATTCCCCATACTATGCTGTCAGGTCCTTTTGTAACTGCGGCTATTCTCCATCCATAATTCTTTAATTCTTTTATTGATTTCTGGTCGGAATTATCAGCCCATATTTCTATTGATTTACTTATATTACATTCCAATAACATACTATTTATAAAACTATTTAACATACCGGTTTGATAAAACAACTCATCTAAATAATAAACACCATCGGCTTTCCATACAGCAATAGCAGCAGTCGGGTCATTCGTAAAACCAAAGTCAAGACCAATTCCTATTAACTCTGCTTCTTCTGGTATATAATCTATTAAGGACCAATTATTAAATATAACTCCTTCTAATGAACCTACCTCACCATCAATATAAACTTTACACCAGTTGGTCCAATATTCACTTGTTAATGATTTCTGTCTGTTGATTTCAAATTGTTCTATTGTTGATTGTGATAAGGCTTCGTTATCTGTGTAACGGAGAATAATCTTTTCGGCATCAGGTTCAAATGCCACTTCGGTAATAGCCCAGAATTGTCTGTCTGGATTATAATCTAAATAAATCTCTTGATGTGTTCTTATACTTAATTGTTGATAAGCTTCATATGAGACATGGTTACACTCATTAATATAAAGTATATCTCTTCTCGCTCCTTTTAGTTTATCAGGAGCATCGGCTGAGAAAAACTCTATATATGAACCATTAGCAAAGTTATATGTTAAACTTGTTTTATTGAAGTGGTCTTCATAATATCTACCTGTTGATTTCATTATGTTAATAAAATCTCTAATAGCTCCTCTACGAAGATGTGGCATACTTTCAGAAACAACCGAAACAGATAGGTTTGGTTCTCTGGCACACTTATCAATAAGTATTGTTAGAATAGCATAAGTCTTGCCTGATGATGACCCACCTTGTATTATCTTTTTTCGTTTTTCTATTCTTCTTATTTTGTCTATCGCAGTGGTGTATATCAAAATTATTCGTCATTTTTTTCATCCTCATCGTTTTTAAGAGGTATAAGTAGTGGTTGTTCTACTTTTACATTAGCATTTATATTTAACTCTTCTGTATATCCTCTCTTTCTGGCTTTATACTTCATATAAAAGAATATACTCTTTTCACTTCCAGCTCTAATGTTTTTAAATAACTGACCTTCAACATAATCTAATGTTACATCATCGATTTCATCTACTCGTTTCTTAAAATCTTCGTCTTCTCTACACCATCTATAAAATGTATCGCGGCTTATACCGGCATCTCTACAAGCCGGTGCTACTATACCTAAATGGTTTTCTAAAGCAATAAGAACTACTTCTTTTAAGTTTTCTTTTAGTGGTGTCATATTAGATATTATATTTTTTATTAACTATCTCTGATGAAATGGCTAATTTGACCTTCTGATAGTCATCTGGTGTAAAGAAATGTAATTCATCACCTAAAACTATTGGCATCGTTCTACCTTCTTCAACTGCTTTATTCCAATTGTCTATTGGCACTATAAATGTATCATCACCAATAGTCACATTAATAACTGCGACTAATTCTTCACCTTCTTTTTCTTTCTTCTTTTTCATATTATTAAATATATATTTTTATCAATTGTCAGTAGTGTCTTTAGGACAACTAATAGTAGTTCATTAAGACAACAATTCATTCAATTTCAATTGTCTATTAAACATCTTAACTTTTTGTGGTATAGTCCATCTTTTAACAATAAATGCCTTTGACCTTGATATAATGTAATCATATTCTGATTTAATGAGGTAGTTTGTTACTTCATCACCCCATGAACTTTCTATATGGTCTATAACAACTATACCTTTTGGCATTTTATCTTCAAATGTTTTCAATTCGCAATTCCAATTGCCAATTTTAATATACTCTTTCATATTCCTAACATCTCTAATTTTATATCTCTTTCAAAACCTATAATAATTCCTTCAATATACTCAGCAGTATAATCTAAAACTGGTTTCTCAAATATTATATCTTCGCCTTTTTTTATCTTTAATAAAAATGACGGATGTTTATATTCGTTTGGAGCCAGTGATGATGATAATAAATCTACTTCATAAGAATAATTATCTTCTTCAACATATCTTCTTAATTTTTTTAATATATTTTCTTCTGGTAAGATATAACCCACTTTTCCTATTAAACAACTCATAATCCTAATTTATATTTTATCTTAAAACTCCGGTAAGTTCTAAGTGGTCTCTTTCATCAACATACCATCTGGCTACTTTCTCAAACATAACTATTGAACTCATCTCCATATCAGTTCCTTTACCATTATATAAAGTATGTGGAATATTTAATTGTGATGGAAAAACTCTATCATAAAGGTCTATTAATCTCCATACATCAATAGAATAACAATTATAATTTTGAGCTTTTATTCTTAAAACATAATTCTTAACATCATTATAAAGAGTATTTTTATCTTCTAATCTTAATTTACCTTTTTCTCCTTCTTTTCTACATATTTTACAAGTTCTTTTAGTTACAATACCTGCACCTTCAAAATATTTGCTACTAAATTCTGTTTCTTTTGATTTCCATTTCTGACATACTTTACATTTTCTTAAATCACCATCATCATATGTTATTATTCTTGGTTTTCTTACACCAGTAATTCTTTCTTTTTTTAAATATGATAATCTTGAAGAACAGGATTTACTACATGCTTTTCTATCTTTTCTACCACTAAACGGCTCGCCGCAATAAAGGCATAATTTACCTACTAACTTCATTTAAAACTTTGTTTAATTTTTTATCTCTTAGTGAGTTTATCTTTTCTAATTCAATAGCATCTAATATCTCATCCCACAATTCTATTAATTTACCATTTTTAAGTATATAATGTTCGTTTTTAATTCTTATGGTGTAAAGACCTGCTCTTGTAATATTACATGTTTTTCTCCAATAATGATATGTTTTATTGCCTCTAACTGCTGTAACTAATCTGGTTGCTTCAAAGTCATATTCTATATTAAACTCTGCGTGTAGGGCATGAAATACCCTTTTTCTTTCTTTTATATTCATTCATAATCCTCTTTTTTTGTATATATTAAATATTTGGTTTCTCCTCTATACCTTTTAAAAAACTATTATCTAATTTTTCTTCGAGGCGGATTTGATTTATTATTTCTCTTAAACCGGTGGCTGCTGCTTCTATGGCTTCTGCTCGCCAAGTTAAACTTACTATCATTTCACCTATATCTTCTATATTATAACTAACATAATAACCTTTTGAATTAGATATAATCGGTAGCAAACTATTACATCTCATATAGTTTATCATTTTTCTTAATCTTATACCACTTACTCTACTAATATCTATATTCATGTCTTTTATTTTATCAACTATTAAATTTAATTCTTTTATAATCTCATCATTAAATTTTGGATTTTCTTTATTAGTTCTTAATAAAATCTTTTCTAAATAAGGTATTAGTAACCTTTCATCAGTTGTTGATCTTTTTGTTTGTGCTTTTGTTTTCATAATCTTTGTAATTGTTTTTTATTACCATTTAAGGTATTTATATCTCTAAGGCA